TGATAGAGAGGATGCAGAACTTAGTCCTCTGAATCAAGAAGCTCGTGATGCAGAACGCAAGAAAGATATTCAACGTAGGTCTAAGAGCCTTTTTGATGAGTTTTAGCAGGGCCTAATGCAGTTCGCTACCTTAGGTTGAATTGGCTACTAGGATTAACTGTCTTAGTAGCCTTTTCTCTTTTGATGTACTCTTTCCTACCTACCTTACCTTTTAGAGCTAAACAAGCCTTACAGCTCACTCTCATCCATCTGAACGTACACCTATCAGCTAGTTCGTAAGTAGCTCCTTTAGGTGCTTTCTTTACTCCACATAACGGTAAGCTATTATTATTCCAATCTTCTTTATGAACGTCCATTCAATAAACTCCTTATATCGCATGCTTGACAAATGTATCTAATGTCCCTTCTATTGCTATAAGGGCTCCAATCATATTTACCTAATTGCCTCATACAAACCTCTAGGTACCAGGTAGAGCAGTAGGCACATGGCTGTTCATACATACACATTAGTTTATATGCTCCGGTTTATTTATTAAGAACTCCTCAAATATCATATCTATAGTAAGCCTATAGCCTTCCTGATCTGTAAATTGAGATACTTTCATAGATCCTATTATATCTTTAAGCTCCATAAACTCTGATACGGTCAGTATCCCTTCTACGTCTTCATCCATGGATTATTTTCTCATCTGCTTTATGTTTAACTTCAGCAGTAATGGCAGTTGCTCTCTGCTCGTCCTCAGCTTGCATCTGAGCTGCTATTTTCCTGGTGGTTATCTCGGCCCACAATTTACCTTTTGCAGTGTTACGGTGGACTCTAGCTCCTGAGGCGTGATTCTCTCGTATACGCCTACGCATTTTATTACGTTTAGTTCTGTTAGCTAATGCTTTCTTGCCCTTTCCTTTCGCTCCCACTCGATAGCTCATTTAGACACCGATCCTTTCGGGATTGCACATGGTGCTTTATTAGGACTTAGATAACCACTTGCAGTAAGTAGATAAAACATTCCCATAAGTGCTCCTATAATTATGTATCTCATGATTCCGGCTCCCTTTTCATTAATATCTGAATAGTGCCTGTAGCAACCCTCAATTCCTCTTCCAGATTGAACTCTCTTCTAGACTTATGTTGATTTAGCTTTCTAGATAAAGCATTACGTCCTTCTGTCATTGCCTCTAGTTCTTTCTCTAGCCCCACTACTCTATGCTCAGCGTAAAGTAGATCTCTTTTTAGCTTTTGTAATGCATTCATGGATTAAATACCTTAAGTTCATGATTATCTTCCACTAATTTATAGAAGTCACATGAATCCTGCGGCTCATTGCTATTTAAGAGGGTAACAATTAGCTCACCTATATGCTTAGACAGCTCTAATGCTATAGGCATATCATTATGATCAGGTCCTTCTCTTTTGAAACTATCTATACATATAATTTTCATAATGCATACCATATATGCCCGGCCATATAACTAGCTGTTATACATAACAGTACCTTAACTACTATATTAACCCTATCTTCCATTCGTCTGATTCTTATCTTTCGCATAGGTATTTCCTTTGTTGTGATTAGGAGGTACATTACCTTCGTTAGACTCTTTAATGCGCTTATCTAACCAAGCATCAATCTCACTACGCTGCCAGGATGACACACCTGCAGATAGTTTATGTGGTTTAGGGAAGTCACCAGTGTTTATCATTTCATAGATGTACCCTCTTGATAAAGATGTATATTCCGTAACTTGTTTCATTCTCATCATTCGCGAGTCCATTGCACTATCTCCTGTTTATTAGTTTTTATTAATAAGTGTATTTACTTTCATAATCTTCCGTCTCTTTTCGTAGTCTATCTGTTCCAGCTTTCCCATTTCTTCTTCATATTCATTATTGATATATTTAATAAGTTTATTAAAGTTATGAGCTATATAAGCTATACCTTTCATTCCTTTCATACACTATCTCCTATCAATAGACGAAGGCTCCCAGAGCAAATAAATGCCATGAGAGCCTTCTGAGGTTAGCCCAGACGTGAGCTAATACTATTATAACAGAGCTAAAGCTCTGAACTTCGCTACTACGTAGCTCAGAACATATCAACTAGCTCAGATGCAGTAATAGCCTTAACAATATGTTCATCTGGATGCTCGATATACTCTTTGATACCAGCAATGCTATCTTGATCTAGTTCATGCTTAGCTTCTACAGCTGTAATAAAGCCCATAAACTTAATCTCATTCTTAACATTTTCATCACCATTCTCTACTTCAAACAATACTTTCAAGCTATAACCTTCTGTTGTAGCGATAGTAGACATCTCATGCGATAACAGGTTCTGGGTCTTAGCAGCAGTAAACCCTACAAGTGATGCTGCAGGCTCAAATACACACTCAGATCCACCAATGATAAACTTACTACGAGGTGGTTTAACAGATGAATTAGTTTTCTTTACTTTGTTAGATAGTGCTCTCATAACTTAAATCTCCATTTAAATATAGGCATTATTGCCATTGACAGTTTTATTACTTATCAAGGTATCTGTATTAGCTATAGACTAATCTCTCTAATTTAATTTCTTTCATAAATTGACGCCATACCCCATTAGGCCATCTAGCCCCATGCATAGCTTTATGTAACTGTTTATTCATTATCTGAGCAGTACGTGGACCAGTAAGACCATATTTCTTAGCTACAGCTGTAGTAGTTATACCTGCATGCAGATCCATTGTTATATTGAAGTTACGCTCACCATTTGGATAGCCCATCCTGTTAGCTACTCTAATACCTTGTTTTAATGCATGAGTAATTTCATATGTTAATTTCATCTTTCTAAACTCTCTGATAGATCTCTTATCTAGATCATTTAATGTATGTAGCCCTGATGTATCCAGCATTACTATCTCCTATAAGCTAATACGAGGGCTTTACAGCCCCATATTGTTATTAGTTTCTATGTGCATCAACCCAATCCAATCCTGCTAGCATTAGATAGAACCCAATTGGGATGATTACACAGAAGATCATTGACCACTGTTCGAGTTGACTAGTCATTAGTTACCTCCTATTGAGTTATAAGCTAATAATCCCCAAGCTACATAGAATACAAGTCCAGCAAATGCAAATAAGACGATATTCTCTAATACATCTTTCATACGTTATCTCCTAGTTGTTGACAGCACATGCATTCGCATGCATCTGAATGATATTGAAAGGAAGCCTTGTCTTTCAGGTATTGTTTATACTGAGCTTCTGCTTCAGTATCAGCCCATACCACATGAACCTCGTTTGTACCTTCAGCCCATGTAGCTTTCCAGATCTGTTTAATAAGATTAAACATAGCTATCTCCTATATAAAGGGAATGCAGGGCTTTCGCCCCGCACATATTAATTATTTCTTCTTACTAGCAGACTTCTTCTGCATAGTAGCAATCGTCTTCTTAAGCTTTTCCACTTCTTTACGAAGTTCGTTACGCTCTTTAACTGTAGCTTTAGTTCTTTCAGCTAAGTTACTAACACTAGTTGTAACGGCTTTAAGTTGTGCATTAATTGCATTAACGGATTGATCTAAAGTCATAACATATCTCCTAAGTAGGAAGTTGGTGTTAGCGTTGGATTACGCAGAGGCCTGCATTAACGCCAACAAGCCCTTAAGTCCGAAGGACCCATAGTAACTAATAGAACTAGTAATACGGTAACTAGGTAACACTACTACGCTGCGCTACGTAGTGAACTGCTGCGTAGAACACGGTAACTAGGGATTAGAGAGGCACTATATTATTGTGTCTTATCTTATGTGTAAAAAAGGGAGTGGCCTCCCGTGAAGGAGACCACTGATGTTAGGCAGGAAGCATTGATAGGAGTTTGATTTGTTGCTCGTCTGTTAGCGAGGAATCGCTAGAGATGGTGTTAGCTTCAGTAAACGTCTCGCGTTTGACTGCTATAGCTGCAAGAGCTATTTGATCTGCGATCATTTCTGCTAGTTGATCGACTGCTACTACGCCTCTGTCGAGTACGCCTATAGATTTCTCTATGGTATTGCTGGCTGTTTTGATGATACGTAATGACATGTCATACTCCGTTGTTTAGGTTAATGGATCCCTGAGTCCGAAGGACTGTGTAAAAAGGGACGTTAGGCTGAATAGCGGGGGGGATGGTTTCCGCTGTAGGGGTTCAGCTAGTTAGTATTGAACCCGTACCTAAATTAGAAAATTCCGCTATGGGTTTTCTAAAAAATAATATTAACATTAGTACTAACGGGGTTTTGTTATTTTAAAATAATATTATATTAGTAATAGGAAAATCGGGACCATCTAATGTATTAGATGTTCAGTATGGGGGTAGTTTTTGTATATTAATAATAGTAATAATAATAACTGAATAAGAACATGCGGTAGCCTAAAGGACGAAGGGGAAAGAGTGAAGGGCGTAGCCCGTAACGAGGTCCCCGAGGACTGTTCTTATTCTTAGGGAGCTAACTTAAGTAATATAAGGGATAAAAAATAGTTTAATATCGATATCCGCTATTAAAGTAGGTACTTTAGTATCGCCTCCCGCTATTAAACTGAGATAAGTATTGATTTATGTCGTTTTGTGTGTAAAAATAACTATACTTTAATGACACTTTAGGCAAAGGGGTACTATATGGGGAGGGTGCTTAGTAAAGAAGAGGTTAAAGCAGAGGCTAGAGCGTTGAATGAATTGAAGAAAGTGAGTAAACAGGTGGAGAAGACTATGGCTTTGTTAGGTAATTGTGTTTCCTTAGATCAAAGATGGGTAGCTGAAGCTAGGACGGATCTACAGAAAGGCTTTATGTGTGCAGAGCGGGCTATTACTAAACCGGATAATTTTTAGTGTTTAATAAATTACAGACAGATACTGGGATTAGTAGATTAGTTCACTCTCAGGATATGGGAAGTGCTGCTGTGCATGTGCTGCATTACTGCAGTGTGCATATCAATAGATTGAATATGATAATAGGTACTCCCGAGCAGGTATCTGAGTTGTTTAATATGTCTATCCTGCAGTTTAATCAGGGGATTAATAAATTAAAGAAGCTAAATGTAATTAGGAAGTACACTAAGAAAGAGTATATGCTAAATCCTGATATTGCCTACAATGGGGATGATAAGAGGTATTTTGTTCTTAGGCATATGTGGGATACGCAAACTACTTCGGGGTTAAGAGAGTCATGAGTGCCGTGTACTGGAATGGGGATATCAGAACTGCTGCTGTGTTTAGGTTATCAAGTAAAGCAGCATCTCTGGTATTGCCTTTGTGGTTCAATATAGATGACGATAATTTAGTAGATAGACTGAAGTTTCAGAAACGGTTGGCTAGGATAAAAGACTACAGGAGCTGGAAGAAGTACTGGAAAGAATTGGAGGAGAATCAGGTTATTGTTTTCTTAGATAGGAAGACTATAATGGTATCGCCGCATGAATGCTATAAGGCCGGCGTATCTCAACGTACTTTAATTACTAAATGGGATGCATTATGCAATTAGCTAATTTAGAAGACACTAATACCGACCTGGAGACTACTGATCATCTAACTAAAGATATGATGGCTGGGGTTGTTCCGGATAAGAGGTTTAGGAAGTATATAACTGACGAGCTGGTAGATGTTGTCAATGCAGAAGCTGATTCAGAGCTACGTAGGGTATTTAGAGATAATACCCTTTCTTATGCGTCTGTTTTAGCTACGGGCAGGTACTCGTTAACAGCCTATGTGAATGCTGTGAAGTTCGTATCTTTGAAGTTAATGGGAGATAAGGCGAGTACAGCGTACTCTAAGGTATTCCCGGATAGATACCAGAGTTTGGTAGATAAGGGGTCGAGTGCTTCATCTATAGCTAGTTTTGCTGATAATTACGGTAAGACTCAGATAATCACTAGGATTATAGAGCAGACGCTAGTTCCTACACATATCCTGAACGCCGGAGTGTACCAGGAAGCTATCAATACCCAGGCAGAGCTAATGAGAGGTGCTAAATCAGAAATGGTACGTCAGAAGGCAGCTGAGAGCCTCATGACGAATCTGACTGCTCCTATAGCTGCTAAGTTAGAGATTGATATGACTGTCAGTAACACTGATCAGATGGAGGACTTACGGGCTACTACTAAGGCTTTAGCTAAGCAGCAGTTGAAGATGATTATGAATGGTCAATCTAGTGCGCAGGAAATTGCTCATAGTGAGATACTTGCTAAGCATGCCGGGGTTGTTGCAGAGGAGGTAATTGACATTGAACCTTCCTAGAATTGAGGATCTACCTCATAAATACCCATTTATATTTATAGATAAAGTATTAGAAAAACATGAGAAAAGTATTGTTACTTTAAAAAATGTATCTTATAACGAGCCTCATTTTGCTGGGCATTTCCCTGAGTGCCCAGTTATGCCGGGGGTATTAATTTTAGAGGGGATGTTTCAGTCTGGGGGGTTGATATGTATCGGTTGTAAATTAGAACCTGGGAAAGCAGCATTTATGTCTACGATAGATAAAGTTAAATTTAGAAAACCAGTATTTCCTGGAGATCAAATTAAATTTGATGTAAATCTGGTTGCTAAACTAAATACAGTTATGAAATTTACTGGAAAAGCTTCTGTCGATGGAACAGTAGTAGCAGAGGCTACATGGGTGTCTTTAATTGTAAATACAAAGGAGTGACATGGAAAAAGGATTGCGCATTATGTACTGGCTAGTATTTGTACTGAGTATAAATACAATAGCACTAGTACTTAATAATTACCTCATGTTTGCGTTACTAGGATATCCACAGTAGCTATGGATAACATAAATGAAGTATGTGAGAACTGTATCTGGTGGGCTGGAGACAATTCTGCTATGCAGGGACAATGTGAAGAGGGAATAGAAGATGACTCTAGTTTAACTACAGGTCGGCATGATAGCTGTGAGAAGTATTTAGCTCGATTTATAGCAACTGATGAAGTAGGTATGCTATGAAACCAACTAAGAAGACAGTAGATGAGTGGCTTAATACTATTGACTATACTGACGATCCTACCTATATACCTAGTGAGTTTGCTCTAGAATTTATATCCTTTATTAAGTTAGTTAATGGTGTAGATGGAGAAGAGCACTTAACTCCTGTTGTGCATTATAAGATGCTTGATCAGATTGCAGGTGGGAAGCAGAGTACTTTGAATATGTGCCATCGGGGACTGGCTAAAACTACAGTATTAGGGGAGTACTTATTTCTGTATATCGGTACTTACGGTAGTATTCCTGACTTTGGTAAGGTGGAGTTAGCACTGTATGTTTCAGATAGTATTGAGAATGGCGTTAAGAATATGCGGAAGAATTTAGAGTTTAGATGGGAGCACAGTGAGTTCTTGCAGAAGTATATACCTGTTACTAGATTTACAGATATTCGTTGGGAGTTTAATAACGCTAGTGGTAATAGGTTTATTGTTAAAGGGTATGGAGCTAAGACAGGTGTACGTGGAGCTAAGGAGATGGGTAAGAGGCCTACACTTGCGGTACTTGATGATTTAATTAGTGATGAGGATGCTAGATCAGCTACTGTAATTTCTAACGTAGAGGATACTGTATATAAGGCAGTCGATTATGCTCTACATCCTACGAAGTCTAAAACCATTTGGTCAGGTACTCCGTTTAATGCTAAAGATCCTCTGTATAAAGCTGTGGAGTCTGGAGCATGGTATGTAAATGTATTTCCTGTATGTGAGGCCTTTCCCTGTACTAGAGAAGAGTTTAAAGGTTCCTGGGAAGAGCGGTTTAATTATGACTATGTACTTAAGCAATACACTAAAGCTAAAAAGGCAGGTAAATTAGATTCATTTAATCAAGAGTTGATGCTTCGAATTATGTCAGAAGAAGATAGGTTGATTGATGACGGGGATATAATCTGGTACAAGAGGATTAATGTACTTAAAAATAAGGGTGCATATAACTTTTATATTACTACTGACTTTGCTACTAGCAATAAAGAGCATGCTGACTTTAGTGTAATTAATGTATGGGCACTTAATAATAATGGGGATTGGCTGTGGGTAGATGGTGTCTGTAAAAAGATGCTGATGAATGAGTCTATAGATGAGTTGTTTAGGTTAGTTCAGGAGTATAGGCCACAGGAAACTGGTATAGAGACAACTGGGCAGCAGGGAGGATTTGTTAGTTGGATTCAGAATGAGATGGGATTACGTAATAACTACTTTACTTTATCTAAAGGTAAAAACAGTACGACAATAGGAATTCACCCTACTAAAGATAAGATGAGCAGATTCCAGCAAAATGCTGTACCATTATTTAAGTCTAAGAAGATATGGCTTCCTGAGGAATTGAAAGACAGCCCAGAATTGCAAGAGATGCTTGCGGAGATTTCTTTATCTACTCTTAAAGGCTTCAAGAGTAAGCATGACGATCAGATAGATACTATTTCTATGTTAGCTGAACTGAACTCTTGGAGACCTAATGAGATATCTACTATAGATGATGAATTACCGTCTCGTGGTTCGCATGTGTGGGATGATGCTAACAATACTAATAAAACAGTAGGAGATAGCTCCTATTATGTTTAAAGGGGGTGAATGAATGAAAGTTTCAGATTATGTAGACTATTTAGTTACTGGAGAGACGAGTAAATTGGCTATAGCTAACGTAGGAGATATGTCCGCTAACCCAGGTACTCCTCCAACTGCAGTACAAGTAGTTAATCAGAATAAATTTATTAAGTATATAAATTTAGCTAATCTTGCTTTGCATAAAAGATTTCATTTATTGAAGAGCACTATGGAGCTAGATTCCCCTATAGACACAGAAGAGTATACCCTGCCTAGTAATTTTCTAGTTCCGATCCATGCATATTACGCTAGTGATTTTGAGCCAGTAGCTATACGGGATGATTCACCTAACATAATTAATACAGTAGATACAGCCGTATCTATATTGCTTCCTGAGCCATTTAAAGCCGTAATTAAAGGTACTGATAGCGAAGCTCGTACTCCTATTATTCTGAAATATGCCGCTGCTCCTACGCAAGCTAAGACCTCGTATGCTACTCTAAAAATAAGTGAGGTGTACACAGAGGCTCTTCTGAATTATGCAGCATATAAGGCACACAGTGCGCTCAGTGGAGACCTTAAAGATGAGAACAATACCTATTATCTTAGGTATGAAGCTAGCTGTAAGCAATTAGTTAAAGAGGGCATGTGGGGCAATAATGAAATAGGTACGAATACTAAACTAGAAGATAATGGGTTTGTGTAATCATCGGTTGACTTGCTAGTTAGTTACTGTATTCTGTACTGGCAATGATTGCCAATGCTGAGAACAACCTCCATAGGAGTTAATAATGGCATATTATGAAACTATTAATTTAGTTGCTGGTGATGATAAACCAGAGATAAACCTCACGTTAAAAGATTCCAATACTGCTTTAGCTGGGCAATCCTTAGATCCAGATGATTCTAGCACTTGGGCCCTCATAGATATTAGTGATCCAATCGTTAAAGTAAAATTTCGAGCTCTAGGTAGTTCGACAATTTTAGATACGATGACTTGCGTAAAAGTCGCTCCTTATACTGATGGCGCTTGTTATATGCCATGGAATATTACTACCTTGGATGTTGCTGCAGGTACGTATGAAGGAGAGATTTTTCTTACCTATACGGACGCACGTATTCAAACCCTATTTGATAAATTAAAATTTAAAGTACGGAGTGACTTCTAGTGGCCGGGGCAGATACCAGTTATGTATTTCCCACTGCGATACAGAGTTACGTCAAGGCTACTACTACCCCAGGGTATGTTAATGCAGTTACTGACGTTGTACTAGATTTCAATAGTAAGAATAAGCAGTTCTTCGAGATTACATTAGTCAATGACGCAGTAGAGATAGTAATGGATTTTAATCTAGCTCCTGCAGATCTAATT